ACAGGGTTTTCCACAGGGTTTTCCACAGGGTTTTCCACAAGCAGGGAGGGATGGGCAGACCTTCGGGGTGTTCGCGGCCGGATGGGGGAGGGGGAGTGGCCCCCGTCACACATTTATTGTGGTGTGTGTCTCGTTTGTGTGTGTTCCCTGTCTTGTTTTGTGACGTGGGTCCTACTTTAAGGGATCCCTTACTGTGTTGGGACCCCTTTTGTGTTCGTCTCGTTTGTTGCCATGGTTTTTTTGAACGCCATTGCTGTTTCACGCTTTGCATGTTTTTGCGTGTTTTTGTAACATTTCTTTTGTTTTTGTGTATTTTTATGCGTTTGTGCGTTTGTGCGTTGCGTGTTGCCTTGTGGCATGCGTTGGCACCATGCATGGTGCATGGTATTGGTATGCATGTCATGCATCACATCATCATCACATGATCATCGTGATGTTCATCATCATGTTCATCATCATGATCATTGATCATCATCATGTTCATCATTCATTGTTCATTGATCAATCAACGAACAACATTCATTGATCAATCGTTGATCATGATTGTTCGTTGATTGTGTGAACGTGAACAGTGTGAGGTGAAGAGTGGATGGTGTCCGTCTCTTCTGCTGTGGTGTGTGGAATGGCGGTGGGGTGTGCTGGTCCGCCTCGTCCAGTGGTGCAGCCCGTGTCCTGTTCGTCCCGGTGTAGTACTCATCGGTACTGCGGTCATGTTGCACACTGTTCCTTGCCAGGTCATGTGGTGTGTGGTGGTGAGTGTGTGTGTGTGCTGTTCGTGTGGTGGGGTATCCGTGTGTGCTCCCCCCCCCTTACGGCGGTGGATGGTGGGGTGGCATTGTGGATGGTGGGGTGGCATTGTGTTGAAGGGCGGTAGTGTTGCTGGCGTCCCCGTCTGTGTGTTGGCGTACCCCTCCTGTTTGTGTTGTAGCCGTGTTGAATGGCGGGAGTGGTGTGTGCTGTGATGCCCCGTGTTTGGATTGGGTGTGGCACCTTGCGTTGTCGTGCTCCCCCTTTTTGCGTCGTCCCGCCCTTCAGTATGTTTGCTGTCACACCGTTGTTGGTTTAGTGTGGTGTCTTTGTGACAGGTTTGTGCTTGGCGGAATGGCGGTGGTGTGATGGGTGGGTGGTCTCGTCGTTTGTCTTCTCTTCCTTTCTCTTTTCCTTTTCCCCTTCCTTTTTTCTTGTTTGTGTTGGTGTTCGGGGTAGTGCGCGCGCAGCCTTGCGAGCACGCACGTTATCCCCGAACACCATTGTGTTTCCTTGTTGTCTTGTTGTCTCTTCTTCTCTCTTTACCATCCGTCTTTCCTTTTGTGGAATGGCGGTGGTGGGTTTACCATGTGTTGGAGTGTTGGGTTGGCATGACGGCGATTGGTAGTCTGTCTCTTTCGTTTTCGTTTTTTTGGTAGTGGCGTGTTCTGCCTTTGCTGCCTCTGCCGTTGCCTCGTCTGCTGTTGCATTTGGCGCATAATACTCTGCCGTTGTCTGGATGGTTGGTTCCGCCTAACGAGGCTGGGATTATGTGGTCGGCTTCGGCGCTGTTGGGTTTGCGTTGTCCGTTGTTGTTGTATTGGAGTTTGGTTCCGCATGCTGGGCAGTGTGTGATGCCCATGGCTTGTGCTCTGGCGAGTACTTGTTTTCTGAATTGTTTGTGTTCTCGGGTGCTTGTTCTGCTCACTGCTCTTTCTCTTTTTGTTCTTCTTTTCTTTTGTGTTGGTGTTAGGTGGTGGCGCGTCGCAGCGTCAGCGAGACGAGCGCCTCCACCGTCTAACACTACTCTCTTTTCTGCTTTTCTGTTTTTCTCTTCGCTTTTCTTTTTCTTCCTTTTTTTTCTTTTTGTGTTGGCGGGTGTCGTGTAGTGCGCGCGCAGCCTTGCGAGCACGCACGTAACACGACGGCCGCCTTGTTGTTTCTGGTTTGTCTGTTTAATGCTGTGCGTATCTTCCATCACAATACAGTGTTTGTTGTCCCCACCACACACCGTTCACTGTTAACAATCACCATGTTCACCATTGAACACTAATTACGTTATAACACATGTTCCCTAAATAGACAGTGTCTAATTCTGTTAGACAGTGTCTAATTCTAGTACTCTTTTAAGAGTATAGGTTGGGCCCAACACAGTGGCGAGCTCATCGAAAACACCCTGCGGCGCGACGCTCGCTTGCGTCGCTAGGGCTCCTCAGCGGCTGCGCCGCAGATCGTCTTCGACGATTCGTCTACTCGAGTGTAGCATATAGACCAAAGTCCCAGCAACAAACACTGCCAACAAAACAACTTAAAACGAGGACTAAACGTTGCAATCACAAGGAATACGCTGACACGATCTCTTGCTACAAGGGCAGAAAGTGTGACGACACGCACCAATATTGTAGTAACACAAACGAGTGTTTTCACCCTAGAACGCCGGTTGCTAGCAAACAACCCACATGCGTAGAAAATAAACGGAGGGTGAACAAAGTGAACAGAAAGTTAATGGAAACTGTGAGAGGCTGGTATGCGACCGGCACCACTCGTCCCATCGCGCACCGCCCTTCAACAGCGGACGCACCACGACGACGATGCCCCACCCTCCACGGCGAGGGTGGGGCATCGTCGTCCTCAGGACAGTCGAGTCAGTAGGGTCAGGTGAGGCGAGACCAGATGCGCTCGTCGCCCATCGCGTACTCGTAGGAGTCGTCCCATCCGTCCGGGACGTCCAGCGGCTCAATGGAACTGACGCTGCAGTCGTCTTCTTTCCTGGTTGGTTGGGTTGTTCCGTTGGTATAACACTGTTGGGGGGTGGGCGGCTCAGCCGGCCAGCTCGGTCAGCTCGGCCATGAAGACCTCGTCAGCCTCGGCCTGGTCGATCAGCCGCCGCAGCGCGACATTGATCCGGCTAGACACCTCCACCCCCTCGAAGTTCCTGATGTCGTTCGTGGACTCGGTGGCGAAGTCGCGCACCAGCTGGAAGCCCTCAGGGGGGGGGGCGAACATGAAGAGTCGCAGCATCGCACGCAGGTACTGGTTGGCGATCTCCTCGTTGTCTTCGATGTAGCGGAGCGTGAGGGCCATCATGGTCTCGGGTTCGAGGGCGCGCGAGATGCGCGGAGTAGATGAGGTGTCCATGCCCGTAGGGTGACACAGACGGGGCGGCAGCGCAAGCCCATGGGTGCGGAAGCTCCCAGAGCCCACTGAGGTGCAGCTCACACACGCTGGGGCTTGACAGCACCACACACCGCTCTTCTACAGTGAACATGCCACCGAAAGTTGGTGCGCGAAGAAAGAGAGGACACGCAAATGGGCAACATGCTAGATGAGGGAATGCTCATCCGACACATGGACGTGCGCAGGGCTAATGAGCTGCTGGACGGGCAGGGCGCACACCTCGCGATTCTGATCGAGCACATGGATGGCACGGACTACGAGGTGAGCGTCAACGACCGGAAAGAGACGCCCGAACATTTGGCAACATTGCTCGCCCATGTCGCACGCGGCGCCAATCTGATGATCCGCGCCCTCGACATTCTTCGCACTGTCGGATACGTGGACGCGAAGCCTGTCGCACTATTGGGCAGGGAAATCGTCTTCGGCTTGAACCGTGTCACGCTCGAGGTTGAGGTCATGGAGCACAGCGACGGCAAGGTCGATTGCGGCATTAGCGTTGCCGGCGTGAATGTGGAGAATGTTGAGGAGATTGGGGGCGTGTTGGAGGAGAATGGTATTGACGTCATCTAAGACTGCATGCCACTGGGGTGGCCGCTACTTGGACTGGTGTCGTGTCCTCCGTCCGTGCGATCACGAGACGGAGGACACGACCGTATGTGCCCCTATCACCCGTCCGCCTTTCGTGGCGTTCTGGTGTGATGGGTTGACGCGTTGGGGGGACCAACACCCTGGAGTGTGATGGACGTCTCACCCCGGTGGGGTGGACGGGTGAACGTCGACGCCCTAGAGTTAAGTCCATCGGGGACAAGATAGCACCCCGCAGCACAAGCAAGACCATTGAGAAAGAGGAGAGACCATGAACATGAGGCATGCGGCACCACGTAACACTAGCGTTGCGACCCGCCGCCCTTTGAGGCGGAGCAGCGAAATCATCCTGGCCGCCGTCATCTACCTGACCGCATCATGCTTCGCTGTGATCGGAACGTTGGGCATTGCGGTGGTCGTCTGGACACTGTGGGGGGCGATCGGGATACGGTAACCCCCCCGCAATTCTGACAGCATGAACACTAGAGGAGGAGAGGACGCACTGTGTTTTACGACGCGCACTTCATTATTGATGTTACGAATTGGTTGCAGGGTATTTGGCTGGACGGCACTATGCAGGTAATGGACAGGAATGATATTCTTCTGGCCGATCGCCTTATACCCGCCTTTTCCCCCGAGTTTCCGGACGATCGTCGTTCCGCTACCGAAGCGTTGGCTTCCATGGTGGGTATGGCTAAGGTTTATGATCGCATTCTTACCCTGGCTGATAAGCATGGTCTCCATGTTGACAAGGACGAGTTTTCGACTCTAGTAGTGTCGTCTGGCGGGTCGCAGGTTGGCACCATGATGGTGGGTATGAGGCGAAGCGGCGCCGAACTGGACATTGACCCGTTCATTGGGGAGGACGTGTCGAAGCGCCCCATCTGGGACCACTTTGTGGATGACCTCACTCATGATCCTGTTGTTAAGCATTCCCGCACCCCCGTTGGACACACTACCCAGTGGAAGCCGGCGAGGCCGTTCACACATTCGACGCGATTCCACATTTACACGAAGCCGATGGGCAAGATGACGTCCGTTTCCGGTGAGGTCGCGTTGACCGTGGACAATATTGAGACTCTCCAGTGGGAGACCAATGTTGGTGTGACCCGCAGCGAGAACATTGCGGACAGTGTGCAGGAAATGTTCGACCGTCTTGTTGCGGGCGCCTCGGTCATGGATAGTCTCGCTTCGGTGGCGGGCGCTTGTGGTATTACTCTTGCAATGGCGGGGAATTCTTTGATTGTCGCCTATTTCAATAGTGAGATTGTTGGGCAGATTTCTGTGGGCGCGGGTAGGAGTGGTGTCGAGCTTGCCCCCGGCAGGTTGGATTCTCCTGACTGGTCGGACGCCACGGAGGAGGCGTGGGGTGAGTTTTGTGCTCGGATCCGGGATATTCCTGACAGTAAGATCGTTTGACTCCGCCTCAATTCCAGAAAGAGGGGGAAGAGGATAATGCTTTGGTTTGAATATGGTGGCCCCAACATTGAGGGAGTGACCGACCGGGATACTGAGATGGAGTTTATTCGGGAGAATATGCCGCCTGCCATGTCCTACTATCATGATGATGGTTTTTCTGTCACCATTTGGGATAGTAAGGCCGGCCTTATTGAGGCGTACGTGTTTGACGATGGTAGGCCGACAGCGTGGTATTTCAGTCCGAAGGATGCGGCGGTGGACGCGTGGTGGAGGAAGATTTCTACCGTGGGTGAGAACACGGCCGTTGCGGCCAGGTGGATTCGCAAGCGTATCAAGCGGTGTGAGGTAAAGGAGGAGAGTGCTCGTCTGGCGAATGATTTCATTCTTTGCGTGGAGGAAATGCGGGGCAGTGAGAACGGTTCGCCGGAGTGGGAGCTCGCCTTGCCCGATGCTAGGGATAGTCTGGTTGATCTGTGTGATTTGGCGGGCGTGCCGGCGGAGGAGGTAATCGGCTCCGACATTTAAACGCGCACCCTTCAATAGTAAATAGTAGTATCCACCATATTTTGGGAAGAGAGAGTATATTATGGCTACAGTTTTCGGAACGGTTGTCGCTCAGGCGGTCCGTGAATGGAATAATGACGGGCGCCGCCACGAGTTCAACGTGCATGCGCCCGCACGCAGAATTTACGACGGCGGCATCGTCACTATCGGCAGCACGTGCCGCATCGTGGTCGCCGGCGACACTGTGAGGGGAAGGTCCGTTAAGCGGAAGAGCACCGTGATTCCTCTGGAGAATGTTGATGAGTTCGTCCACCGCGCTTTGATTGTCGCGGCAAATCGTAGCAAGGTGGCCGGCAATGAGTGACTCCAGCATTGATAAGGCTGTGTTTGCTTTCCTCGCTAGCTGTGTCGGCGATTTCGCCCAGTGGCCCCAGTGTTCGATCACCGCTTTGCATGGCAGCAATGAAGGCGGCCGTCTTTTTGGGGTTCTGTTCAAGGCGACGGCCAGGAACCCTGATGATAGGACTGTCTTCAGGATTGTTGTCACGAAAGACAACGAGTGGCGGGTTCGTGTCATTCAACTGTCGAATCATGTCCTCTTGGACGAGAGTGACGCCGACCGGGACCTTATTGTTCACGCCGTGAATCGTTTCATGGAGTTGGCTGACATGAGGGAAGGTGAGGAGTCATAATTGAAGACGGACTGCGCCCTATTGTGACCGAGTTCGTCGTGGAGATGCTCAATGACCCGCGCTGCGAGTCCGTCCTATTGGATACGTGCGAGGACGCCATTTTGGATAGTGATCTGCCTGTCCTCTACCTTGACGTCACTGGGAAACGGTGCGGGTGCACTCTCAACATTGTGGGCGGCGAGTACTCGGTGAGTGTCCGAGACTCCGACACGAACGAAACAATAACAACGGTAGAGAGAGGAAAAGGAGCATGGAGGCTTCGGGAGCTGCTCGGCGAAATCAAGACAAGACTGTGGGAGGACAAATGATCAAGCTATTCGATTGGGAATTCCTGAAGTATGTTACTGAGGCGTGCAAGAATTACGCCAGTAATGGCGGGAATGATTCGTTCGGCCTGGAAGTAAGCGCCTGGAACAACAGCATTCACATTGTGGTCGCATCGGTCGGGCATAGGTTTATTTTCGAGGCGGATACTGTTCGCGGTTACAAGGCGACGATTTTCGAGCAGACGGACCGTTATTGGGGGCCCATGTTCGATGTCGGCTACACTTTCGACGGCAACGAGATTCTTGACGCTTTCAATAGTTTTCTCGTCAAGGCTGAGGTGGAGAACAATTGAGCGTTGAGAGGATTGCGGATTATGAGTTCGCGTCCCCGGATGGGGGCGTGCACTATGATTGGTTCGCCGACAGAATTGTTGATTATTTGCAGTCCAGGTCGCCGGAGACGCCCCCCAGGTTTCTGTGGACGACTTTCTTGACGATGGTGTCCGCCCCATTGTCTGCGAGGACTCACCTGTCTGCGAGCGCACAGAGTGTGGTGCCGTTGACTTTGTACTCGCATTGCCTGGGTGCGTCTACTTTGTCGAGGAAGACGACGGCCCAGTCTTTGGTGCGTAGTTTTTTCGACGATTGTGCGGGTGCGTTCAGGTGGGATTCGTCGCAGTCTTTGGCGGCCGTGCAGGAGGTGGATTCAGCACTCCGCATGCTGTTCCGTCGCCTGGAATCCCTGGAAAGGCGGGGGGGGCGTATTGATATTGACGAGTACCGGACAGAGCGGGACGATATCAACAATCGTATCGTCGAGTTCGAGGCTGATCGTAAAGATTTGCTGAATACTATCGATAATAGTCCGTGCGAGCGGTCTCTTATGGCGAATGTTCTGTTCGGGTCTAATGTTACGGCTGAAGGCTTGAATTTGCGGATGGCGCAGCGGCCTGGCGGGGCGTCTATCATGTTTGTGGACGAACTGCAGAACATGTACTCCGCGTCACAGGGGGATGGTTATCGGAGTGGGCTAATCGGATTCCTGACCGACGTCTACTCTGGTAGGACTGTTGAGTCTGTGCGTGTAGGTGATGATGGTGTGAGGCGTGCGGACAGTGAGAGGGTTCCTCATTCTCTTGCTTTCTGCGGCACTGGGATTCTCAGCGACGTAGTCGATAACATGTCGCAATCCTTGTTCGAGACGGGATGGGGCCCGCGCATTCTTTTCGCCTTGGATGAGGAGGACCGCCAGTCTGATCCTTCGTCTTTCGGATGGGTCATCAACAATGACCGGAACGCCCATGGTGGTGATGGTTTTGTTGAGCATGCTTCCGAGCGTATTTCAACGATGCTGGGTATGATGCAGCGCGAATTCCGTGGCACTGTCACTTGCGCCACCGAATTCTGGCCTGTCAACACACCAATGACTATGACCGTGACCGAGTCTGCCCGGAATGTTTGGGTAGAAACGATGCGGGCCTGGGCCAGGGAGGCGGCCCGCGAGTCGTTCTTCCGAAGGGCGGTGCAGGCGGTTATTGACCGTATGGGGAATCATATTATGCGCGTGGCCGCTATTCTGTCTCTTTTCGAGCAGCAGATGAGCGTGTCATCGTCCGCTGTGCGGAAAGCTTTCAGCCTGGCGGCCGATTTCTGGCTGCCCGACGCGTTGAAAATGATCGATTACGTTTTTGTTCCGGATTTGACGCGCATGGTGGATGATTTCAGTAGTAACCCCCCGACCGAGACGCGCCTTTACCAGGTTTTGGAGGCGAAGAATCTGTCACCGCGAAGCGTGGAAGAGTATCGGCAGTATATTCTTCGTCGAGGCGTGAAATTCCGCACTGAAGGGGAGATTGTGGATAATGATCTCGTGGAGGCGATTCTGCGGGATCAGATAGCGGAACCACCGTACAGTGAGTGATGTTTTCTGGGCGCGTTTCCCCGTGATGGTAGCGGGCAATGTTCGCTCTATCACGGGGTGGCGTGCCACTAGCGTAAATCTGAGCGATTTCGCCGCCCTTTGTGAGGCGCCCTCGAAATGCGAGAAATATGATGCTCCTGCTTTTTTTGCCGGCATTCTCTCGGGGGGCAGGCGACAGAAAAGGAATTTCGTGTCCAGGTCGGCGATTGTTTTGGATGCGGATCATGGGTCGCGGAAAGATTTTGTCGGGGATCGTATGCGTGCGGCGAATCTTGCCGGCATTGTGTGGGAGACGGCGTCGTCGTCTTTCCCGTCCCCGCGTTTCCGTGTTGTTCTGCCGTGCACTCGCAGCATGACCGCGGGAGAAAGTGAGGCGATCGGTAGGACGTGTTTCAGTGTGTTGGGGCCCGTGTCTCAGTGGGATGGGTCGTGTGCTGAGGCGTCCCGGGCGTTTTTCCTGCCGTCGCACCGTCTCGGTTTGAGAGTGCGTCATTGGCTTATTGACGGTGCCCGTTTGAATGTTGATAAATGGGTGGAGAACATCGGGTATGAGGAGAAAGACGGTGTTGTTTCTTTGTCTTCTGTGCCAGATGGCGGCTATGGTGGTGTGATCGGAGAATTCAATTCAAAGTACGGGTTTAATGATCTTGTCAGTTTGTTTGGTTGGCCTTACGAGTCGGTGGGGAGGCGGTGGCGGTACACGCGCGGTGGTGACACGGCCCCGGGTGTGACGATGCTGGACAGTGGTCTGGTCTTCTCGCATCATGCGGATGATCCGCTCGCGGATGGCCGGGCGCACACGGTGTTCGATTGCATGAGGGTGTTGGAGTGCGGCGGCGACGTGGGTGCGGCTGTGGGTGAGGCGTTGTCTCTCCTCCAACTGGAGATGTGAACAGGGTCACGCCCCGCAGGGTTGACTGCAAGGTGTGTGGTCTGCCTATACTGGAGCCGTCACCGAGAGACGGTGACACCGACGCAGAGAGAAGAGAGAAGAGAGATTATGGACGCTATCGCTCGTCGCAGCACCCGGGATGACGTCATCATGTTCGATATCATCCCCACGTTGGACAATGTGGACGACTATGACGTCCCCGCGATCGCTGATGACGTGATTGGACAGTATTTCTCCGCCACTGGCACCCCCTACTATGTGGTGGACGTTGACGAGGACGCCTACTGGGGCGCCGTGCAGCGTCACACCATCGCCCATTGACCGCACACGACGAACCCCGCCCTGTTGACAATGACGGGGCGGGGTTCATTGTATCGGAAAGGAAAGAGCGGGTGACATGCCTTGTGTTCATGCTCACTGTTTGCCTACTAGTTATCGTTTGGACGAATTTCAATGATTAACATTAAGCCCACTGGGGCGCAGGAAAGAGAAATCAACCGCACCGCCACCGCGATTCGAGATGGCGGCGGCGCATTGCTGGCTTGGGAACCGGGATGCGGAAAAACATACGGCGCCATCTGGGTCACGCAAAAACTCGGCGCCGACAGGCGGGTCATCATTGTGTGCCCGAAGCGCGTCATCCCATCATGGCAGGCCAGCATCAAAGCCATCGCCGGCCAGGAAGCAAGGGTGCTGTCACGTACTACTAAGGTGGGGCGCGCCAACATTGAGGAGATGCTGGCCGGCGAGGATGGTTGGTGGGTTATTAATTTCGAGCTCTTGGTTTCCCTGGGGAAGGCGGTAGAGGCGGGGAAGTGGCCGAATGTTTCTTTCTCGAAGAAATCGTTCGATATGGTGGTCGTGGATGAGGTTCACCGTATTGCGAATCATTGTACCCGGTCGTTCCGGGCCGTAAAGGCGTTGAAGTCAAGGTATCGTCTCGGCCTGTCGGGCACGCCTGCCGGCAATAAACCCGTCAACATTTACGGGGTACTCAAATTCCTGAACCCGAACAGTGTCGACCGTAGTTTCTACCGGTTTGCGGATGAGTTTTTTGTTTCTGAGCTCAATCCTTTTGCGGCGTCACCGTATGCCAGGATTTATGGTGGCGAGAGGAGCCCTGGCGCTCTTCGTGATTCCGTGGGAGACAATTGGTCTGCGATGCGGGGGAGTGAGGTTTTCGGTGATCTACCTCCCGTAAATGTTCAACGTGTCACCTGTGGGATGAAACGTGAACAGAAGAGAATGTATCGGGAGTTCGTGGATCATCGTTTGGCGATTATGGACGGTGGGGCCAGCGTGGCCTCGTCCGCCGCCGTTCTAGACGGACGTCTCAGACAGATCACTCTCGGGCCGCTGAGGATTGTGGGCGATAGTGTTGAGTTCGAGGAGCGTGGGTCGTCGAAGATTGACGCTGTACTCGATATTCTGTCCGATCTACCCACGGACGAGAAAGTTATTCTGTGGTGTCACTCACGTAAATTCATGGCGCCTCTAAGGATGCGACTGGCCGATGCTGGTCATCAAAGCGTTGAGCTATCCAGTGATTACCGTGATGAGTGGCGGCGATTTTTGGAGCCCGATGGGCCGCGAATTCTCTGCGCTGTCATTGCGGCCGCCGCTGAAGGGATTGACGGTCTGCAGAATGTTTGCAACACTGAGATTTGGTTGAGTGAGGATAATAGTGTGATTTTGAATTTGCAGGCGTCAGCAAGGTTGAATCGTAAGGGGCAAACAAAGCGGGTGAATCGTTTTCTTTTGCAGTGCGAGAACACCATTGACGTGACGGCTGTGGAGCCTAGGTTGGCGGCGGGGTATGAGCGTCTGTGTGAGAGCGGCCTCATATGAAATGTGATAGGCGCCACGGCCACAGGGGTTGCGTACACCACCACCGCACGTATACGGTAGATGCCACGAAGAAAGAAACACACGACGGCTCGAACATTCGCCTAGTGCGACGCCGCATGACAGGCACTATCAGAAACATTCTCGTATCCGACGACAGCGAACTGGTCGGCAGAAATTTCCTGATAGTCACCCCAGTGGACGACGGACACTCAGACGTTAATGTCATCCATGTCACGGCGAACAACATTAACATCATGCGGGGCATGGCCACCAATAACAGCCTCGACATTTACGAACTCATTACGACGGAGGAGTGAAAAATATTATGCGCATCACACAAGGGACCACGATTGACGAGATCGCCGGCCGCACAATCATCTTGAAGTGGCCGACGCAGTTCGGCGTCAAGACAATGCAACTGCACGTGCCCAGCATTCGATCGGAGAACATTTGGCGGATCCAATGCTATGCGGCCGTCATTTCCACGGCAATCGAGGAGCGGGCCGGTCTCACGGCAACCATCATCGAATAACACACTATCAATTAACACTTAGGAAGAGAGAGTAAAAACACTAATGGGCGTCTATCTAGTATGGGAATCGTCGCAGAAAGGCGATTACCAGGTCTATTCGAATCTTGAACAGGCCGCAATGCGAGCCGAAGAGCTCGACGGCACGGTCTATGAAATCATGCCGGCCGGCGACGCAAGACTATTCTTCATTGAAGATATTGCGAGCGGGGACATTGAAGTCCACCGCGACGTAAGGCTCGCCGCCATTGCCGCAATTCAGGAAGGAGAGAAATTTGAATTTGAGCCCGGCCGCCGCAACAGCGGTCAGTAATGTTTTCGCCCCGACCGAACGCGACAAACAAGCGCGCATCGGCGTGAGCGAAATCGGGGACGATTGCGAGCGATGCATTGCCGACAAACTTCTCGGGATCTCACACGATACGAAGGATGCGGGTGCGCCGCTGGCGCCGTTTCTCGGCACCGCATTTCATGCTTTTGCGGAATCGCGCACAAAAAATGATCCGGATGTTCTAGTGGAGCAGAGAGTGGAGGTATGTGATCTTGAAGACTATGGGCGTATTTCTGGGAGTGTGGATCGTTTCGATATTGCGGCGGCGACGGTCCTAGACTGGAAGCTGCTCTCACGGAAAAAGATTTCCGCATTCCGGAAGAGCGTCAAAAGAGACAGCGGTCTACCGCGATTCGCTAATACGGCGGCAGGGAGTCAATTTCGTAAATACTACATTCAGATCATGCTCTACGGGTACGGTCTCACACGGCTCGGACACGAGGTGGCTCACTGTTCCATTGTTGCTCTCCCAAGGGACTGCAGCGTGGAGGTAGTGCCGGACAGTATCCGTGAGTTCTCTTTCCCGTGGCGGCAGGACGTTGCGCTCGCGGCCATGGAGAGACTCCAAAACATTTGGGAGAGAGCAAGGTCACACGACGGTAGGGTTGACAGTCTCCAATCGTCCCCCCTATGTTGGTACTGCTCGCACGAGCGCCACACAGAAGCATTCAAAAACTACACTATCAACGGTTAGGAGGTGAAACATATCATGACTTTCGAGGACACTCTCGCCCGTCTCGGAATGACAGTCGTGAACCCGGAACAGAATAATCATTTCAACATGCTTATTCATGGTGTGAGTGGCGTAGGCAAAACATCGCTCGCAGCCACGGCATCACAAGTGGACGACATGTCGCCCGTCCTGTACGTTGATTTCGAATCCGGCACGCTCCCCGTACGGGATTGGGGAAACCTGCAGAACATTACTGTCGTGCATTGCGACAAGTGGGTTGATTGCGCCAACCTTTGCGACAATATTGCACGCAATCTTGCGGAATTCCCCTACAGGACCGTCGTATTCGACACGCTGGACAAGTGTCAGGAACTCATTCTGACCCACTACGAGGCTGTGTCGAATGATACGTGGACGAAATGGCGGGCAGTGTACGATTCCCTGTTGAAGGCGATCAGCGTATTCCTGGACCCCCCCGACATTTCGTTCATTGCTATCACGCATTCTGCACGCGAAAGCAATGAAGTCACCGGGGAAACTTTCATTGCGCCATCCTTCGAGGGGCAGAAATCTGGGCAGCGCATCCCCGCCCTGTTCAATTTCGTCGGCTACATGGAATGGGCGAACCTGGACAATGGGGACGGGGAAGAAATCACAGTGCCGGTCCTGTACACTCGCAAACCGAATGTTGTAACAAAGCAACAGACGCGCGGGTTCCCGCCAGCAATGGGGAACCCGAGCATGACCAAGATTCACAATTACATCACTAGCCACTAACCAAAACACATAGGAAGAGAGAAAACTCTTATGGCTAAGATCACTGTTACCGCTGACCGTGGCGTCTCCACTGAGACTCTCGCTATCGCCGCCGACGCCGTCAGGGAAGCACTCCGCAGCAAGCCCGCCGACAGTGGCAACTGACCCACCGCAATTCTTTACCACCGACTTATAGGAGCACAATAATTATGGCAACTGGCTTCAACTTCGGAACCGACCTTTCATCCCTGGAAGTCGCTACCGGCGGCGGCAATTTCGAGCCACCCAAGCCCGGAAAGCACTCAGCATTCATCACTAAGGCAGAAATGACCACGTCCAAGAGCGGTAGGCCGATGCTTGTCACCGATTGGATGATCGACGACGACGACGAGGACGCTGGAAAGGCGCTCACTGACCGCACTGTTTTCACTATCAACAAGAATGGGAAGATTTTCATCCATTTCAATATTCCGAAGTATTTCAGCGCGGCCGGCCTGTGGTCGTCTGACGCTAGGGATAGGGCCGATCTTCTCTCGCCGCAGAAGATTGATTCGACCGTGAAACAGGTGTGCGAGAATTTGGAGGGCGCTCACGCAACATTGGTGACGCGAATGAGTAAGCCCAGGCCTCGTCTGGACGATTATGGTCGCCCCACATACGAGCAGGACGAGAACGGCATCACGATTCTCGGTGAGGATGGCGCCCCGAAGCCCGCTTTCTGGCCTCCGAGGGCTGAGATTTCTTCCATTGATTTCGAGGCCAAAAAGGACACTTCGAACTCATGGTCAGTAGTTTTCTGACATACATGGTCACATAATTTGAGTAGCGGGGGCAACAATCACGTTGCCCCCGCTACTCAACCGAGAAGAGAGATGAACACGCAAATGACGCAACCATCATATGAACAGTACAGGATAGTCGCCAACAGGATCACCCAGCTCAGCTACCGGACCAGTAGCGAGAACTTCCTTTTCCCCTCGATTGACGCCGCTATCGAATGGTGTTTCAAGTATTTGGAGGTCCCCGAGCACAATAGGTGGCGGTTCACGCGCCCCGATATTACTAAACCGATCGCCCCGTGCAATCTCGACATAGTGCTGAATCGTCCACCGGACGCGCCGTACTCACATCAGTACTGTAAGGCAAATGACACACTTATGCCATATCGCTCCTACAACGACATTCGTCTTAAGATTTGGAAATGGCGGGGGCAGAACGGCATAGATAATTTCGAGTTCGACAGCATGACGTCGGCTATCGAATGGTGTTACAAAGAATTCAACCCTTCAGCTGTGTTCGACTGGGAATTCGCCACAGAGAACGGCGTATTTCGCCGGAGCGAGATTTCAGTAGTGCGCGCCGAGAATGTGAAGGAAGCTCACGATCGTCTTATTCTTCACCCCGCCAAAACCTATAAGACGACGACTGGCGTGCTACCGGAAATGGTAGGGCGACGCTTCCAGCAATGGGAAGTAGTATCCCCCGAATGGAAGATTATGAGAGATGGTCATAAGCATTTCCACATGCGTTGCGTGAATTGCGGGGAAAACAAGTGGCTTCGCGTTTCGCATTTCAGTGGCGGTAGAACGGTGGCCTGCCCGTGCACTAGCCCGTCAATCCGCATGTACAGAGAGATACCGGAATGGCTTATCCCGAAACTCATGCGACGCATTTACGACATGAGACGGTATGCGTCGAAAGAGGACTTTCGTTTTGATTCTACGCAGGATTGCGCAATATGGTGCTACAAGCACTTGCCTTTCCCGAGCAAGCCGGGCACGTCGTGGGCTCTGAAAAAAAGTCGCGGGCAGCCCGTGGCGCCGGGTACATTGTGGCTTGAAGTAGACGGCGTACGCACAGACACCACGAAAAGCATTGCTAACGTGAACAAGTCGCGGCGGAGCTTGCGTAAGTAGAAGAGAGGAGAATAGGATGGTGGAGCGTGTGATGGCCGTTGATCCCGGCAAATCAACAGGAATCGTCGTCGGAGACTTCCATGACGACCACGAATTCTCAATCATTCATGTTCAACAATTCAAGTATGAGCATTGGACGGCCAGCGTCTACGACATTCTGGCCACACGAAACGAATTCGCCCCAGACATTGTCGTGTGCGAACAGTTCGATCTTCGACCGGGCAACAATTTTCTCGCAGACCTCACCCCAGTAAAAATCAACTCCGTACTGGAATGGGAGATCGGGGATATCGTATGGCAGACTCCCGCAATGGCAAAAACTACCATGCCCGATAATGTTCTGAAGCTACTTGGTTTTTGGCCTACCGGAACCGACGTGAGTCAGCCCGACGCGGACGACGCACGGGACGCCGGACGTCATCTCTTCCTGTGGGCAGTCACTAAACGCCACGACGAGACTCTGATCGCCCGCATCATCGGGGACGACGTGGAACGACGGTGAATGTTCCACGTGAAACATTACTGCCCCCCACCGGACAGTCGGTGGGGGGCAGTAATGTTCTATGCAAGGCGGAGATCAGGCGACCTTGTCCTCAGCGGCGTCGCCCTCGCCGGCGGCGTGGCGGCCAGCGGCCGCGCCGGGGCGAGTGTGATACGTAGCCAGAGCCAGAGTCAGAGCACCAACAATCTGGGTAGCAGCGTCAGCATACTGAGACGCCTGATCCGCAGAAATAATATTGAAAGCGGCGAAAACACCGAGAACGGCGGTGAGCAGGGCGTAAAGGGCCTTGCGGACCTCAGGAGTAAACATATTTATGAATCACCTCATAGATTCCGGAATTTGAGGCTCAGTAGGGATTGAGTCCTCTTTGTCAGATGGTATCAGAATTTTCAGGGACCTACCCCAATCGATAACAGTGTGCGCGAAAGAGACGGCCTCCCACCACTTCACTTCAGCACGTCTGCGACCGTCTTCCGCTAGATCTGCCGCTCTTTCGGCGGCCGCAAGACTGGCCTCCAGGGCGGTCACTCTCTCGGAAAGGGACCGGACAGTAATGTCCAGGATTGAGATCTGCTCCTGGTCTCTCGCGTTTTTGCGTTGCGTTATGTTCGAGAATATTGTGCCAGTAAGGGCGGCTAGGGCTACTAGGGTGGCGTCGGAGAGGACATTGTTCAAGAAACTGAGCATCGTACGTCTAATGTCCTCTTCGTTATGATTGCTTAGCAGGGCTGCAACAGTCATTATATAACATTCCCCGCCTAACAAGCAGCGTTGCTAGGCGGGGAATGTTATATTTTAGTTACTTTCTATGGAATCCGGGATGATAGCCGACAGTCCGCATAAACCGGACGGTGCGCACGGCGGCCCAAAGAATGATCGCACCAACACACCACAAAGAATCGCGAGTCACATTCATAGTGCCATTGCTGTAATCTTCGTACACCATGAGCGCGGTGTTTGCTGTCACCATGACGGCCGCAAAAATAGTAGCAACATAAAGCGACTTAGTCACCCTGATTTTCACTTTCATTGGATGGATTGTATACTATCGCCCTCACGTTGACTCCTAGGGCCGCTAAGGGAGGAATGCAGGAAACGTGAGGGCGATAGTATTCTCTTATTGCACCGTCGGAACGCGTAGGAAAATATTTGTGTATTAACCTAATAAGCGGTACGCAAGAAAGTATAGCACATAACAAAAGCAAGTCTCCGGACGATCTTTCATCGACCGTCCGGAGACTTGCTCTACCACTGTCACAGGAGATCACGGGGAGGGAAGAGAGCGAAGCTCCCCGCATGTCACATCTATCGCGGAATGACACTCAGCATAACGCTAGGCGAATATGCCACGATAGAACACCAACATGTCGTGTCAGGAATTCTGCTCCGGGGCAGGAGACTCCGAGGTCGGAGTGGGAGACTCTGCGACACCATCATGCGCCTGCAAAGACGACGGCGTCGACACGGCCTTACGAATCTCGTTCACGGCACCATAAATAGCGCCCGCCTCACGCACGTTCTCCTGACCCGGAGTCACAGAATGCAGAATTTGATCCACAGACGCGTGAATGGACTTAACCTCCTCGTAGGTGGCCTTAGCATACCAATTCATGTCGCCCGCAAAGTGGTCTCCCGCCTTTCCACTACGGAAAAGATCACGAATCTCCCTGAGCAGATCAACGCCCTCACTCATATCCCAAAATTCCTCTCCGACGCCACCAGACGGGCGACCATAATCATACCAAGACTTGCAACGATTACTGAAAAGAATCCCATAAGACTCATACGCGTCATACGGGTTTCCTGAATTATACCGCGACCCAACACGCTTCAAGGCCTCATAAGAATCCCCTTCAGCGTTGATAAGATCACGGAGAATACGGCAGCCGACCTCAGCCGACTTTTCCGGCATCCACCATTCACGATCCGGGTCATCAAGGAAATAACCCGAATACGTAATCTGCAACGGCCCGACACCGTTGGAGGTTTCACCATCTCGAATTGCCGCCAAGAATTCGCGGAAATTCTCCTCGGTCACTTCCTCACCGTGCGGGCCGGCGCCACCGGCATCGTGACCGTAAATGTTCGCGCCACGCTCGCCGGTCTCCATCCACAAGCACGCCAGGGCGGCCCACCACGGACAATTCTCCGCATCGGCGGCCCTGAGAACGGCCTCCTGAATTGAAGAAAGACGGTACGAGCCGGCAGACTCATGCCCGTTATCGGAATCGGTCCGCTTTCCGAAACGGACGCATGTGGACCACGAGGCCGCAACGGTCATCGGGTGACTACTGTACCGGACTACATGTGTTTCGTAGCCGGTCTGATCCCCCATCTGACCTTCCGCAATTTCACCATTCTCATTGATCCACGCCTCAGCGAGGAGCGGATCGCCCGCGTTGAATGAACCGTCGTCTTCGCGCACACACATTGCGACATGACCACCATCTCCGGTGGTCTTCAGGACCATGTCGCCGACATGGAATCCCCCCGACGGCGTAGACCCGTACCAAGTGTCCCCAATATCCATGAAACCGCGATTCGCGGCCAAAGAATTCAGAGTTTCGGTCCATGTTTCACCGGTCCGCGGGAACATGATCGGGTCATCCCAGTTGGTTCCCCAAACATTGTGGAATGCAATATTGTAGGCGCCCGCTACGCCGCTACTGCAATCCATGTCACCAGGGCCCGTTTTCCAGCCGGCATCATTGGAATTCCAGTAGCAGGTCCACCGGTTGTCCTGGGCATATCCGGTGCCCCCGTAGTCGCCTGTGGTGCACCAATATTTCATTTCCGACGCAGCGTATTCTGTGACGGAATCTGCCAATTTTGCACCGCCTTTCGTAAAGGTTTTCGGTGGCCTTAATTTTATCACGAGCACCTGGGCGCATCCGTAGCATATATAGGTACGTGCGCGCGCATATACCACATGCGCCCAGTGTCTGTCAATACCTCACACACATTGGTTTTGTGGGATGGGTCACCACTGCGTGGGGTTGACCCGTGGCACACGGGAGAGCATGATTAAGGCATCGGCAGGGAGGACAAGCCACCCAGCCAGAGATGGAGAGGACAAGACAATGACCACCACCGTTGAGAGCATCACCACCGACAAGGAGGTCGCCTACGCCGTCGGCACCGCTGCCAACGCTTGGGGCGACACGGACTACTGGGTGGACGAGACCGGCGAGATCATCGGCCTCATACGACACACCGCCAATGGCGGTCGGACGCTTGGACTCCACGTATGCGACGACGTCGTCTCCTGGGGATTCTGGCAGTACGATGTCGACGGATTCACTGTCGTCCACGAGGGACTCTCCGCTCTGACCGATGAGACCATCGCCTATCTGGCCGATTGGTGGCTGGAGAACTGACACACGCAACATAACGGTGGAGGCCCATCATGGGCGATGGGCCTCCACCACCCACCACCATCACACACATATTTTGAGGAGAGGATTACTATGGCACGCCGCCGCACCGGATACGGATCATGCAAAACAACCGGAGGAGCAGTATTCACCAACCTGAAAGGTACCAAGATTCATTTCCCCGCAAAAGGATATGAGAAAGGCGAGAACGAATTCCGGGGCATCCCCGTTGAGCGAGTGACTGCCGTCGCAATTCTCACCGGCGCCGACCTCGTACAAGCCATCCCTGTTCAGCGGCCCGCTCTCATCGGAAACGTCCGTAATGTTTTCACTCCTGAAGGCGCCCACGATTCCTTCCTTGTGGTCTGCACCGAAGGAAACGTCTACCGAGTTTTCGATATCAGCGAGGAGGAATTCGGGAACGCGCGTAACCTGATCAACGATTTGCGCGGGCTTCTCGGCGACCAGATCGAGTGGGTCAAATCATGAAATACCCGGCAATCCGGCGCATGGACGGACGCGAGGACGAGGTTCGTCGCAAGACGATCGAGTTTCAGGAGCACAAGAGGAACAGGACGAAGAGAATCAAGAGCACACGTCACGCTAAGCGCACGAATTTCAACTACAGTGACGGTTGGCCCAACCGTCTCATGGCAGAACTGAACGGAAAGTGAGGAACAACTATTATGTCTACTTTTTCGAGTGCCCCGTCGGCGCCGACTCCTGCGCCGCCTCCGCCCGCGGCTAGTGCACCTACGCCGCCGCCTCCGCCCGCGGCTAGTGCACCTACGCCGCCGCCTCCGCCCGCTCCGGCGCCCCCCGTGTGGTCTGTGCCACCGCTCAGTGTGATGGCGCCGCCGCGCCCCACGAACCGTTTCATGGCATGGCTCCGCAGACCGCGGTCCACGGGTGAAGGTATGGCAATGGGTGCAGTCGCCCTCATTGTCGGAGTTATTGGACTGTCTCTGGTGTGGCGTGCTTTTTGGTGGCTTCAGGTTTTTTTCGCCTATTTTGCCACGGTCGGCACTCTCGGCAACTGAAAATGACGTGAACGATTATGGACATGGTGTTTTTGAAACCGGTTTGGCTGTACTTGCCGGACGGCAGTAAAGAGAGAATCATAGCGCAAACTGGCGACAGCAAAGGGATTGGTTTTGATTCTGTTCAGGCAGGTGTAGAGCGGAGACACTATTTCAAGTACAGCGATTATTCGATCACGAAGACAGAGAGAGGAGATTATGTTGCGTCACCTGTAGATGATGGGTGTGAGAAGATTTACTATCCGAATGGCGTATACGAGTATGTTTCGAAGGTAGTGCCGCATGATGGGTTCTGGGAGGTGCACGTCCGCCGTTACCCTAGTAGTGAATGGCGGATAGAATGTTGGAGTCGTCGCCGTGTTTCTTTGGAGCACAAACGCGACGGTTGGTATCGGCGGCGAATCGTAGGCTATCAGATTGATCCTGACTATGAGCTGAAATTCACGGACTGGCCGATTCGCTTTAATGTCTCCGACGATTATGATGCGCCCGTCAGGAAGGTTTGTCGGTATTTTACTGGCGAATGGTGCATTTGGTATAAGGGTGAGAATGGTGGGGAAGCTTTTCTCACGTTCGACGAACAGTGCTATGAGTTGATTCTCTGCGACAATGTTCTCCGTATTGAGTTTAAGGGTGATGAGTGTATTGAGAATGATGTGCATGAGAATGCCGTGTCTCACCCATCACATTATGTGACCCTCGATCCCGAACCCATCACTTTCATTCGCGACAAAGACTATCTGACTGGCAGTGCCTTGAAGTATATCTTCAGGGCGGGTCACAAGGATGGTGCTGACGAGAATGTTGACATGGGAAAGGCGGCGTGGTATCTGCGTGAACTCGTCAACGAGCAAGGAGCCCAGACGGTGATCGAGATTCTGCGAAACGTCTACTGGGATACTATCGACAGGCAGCTCGCCCCAGAGGGGCGTGCCGGGGAGGTTCGAGACCGGCTCACAGAATTCACATCCGCCATTTTATACGATCAACTCAGTAACTACATCCCGGAAGAGTGAGTATTATGGAGAATATTGTTGATATTGTTGTCGTTGATTTGATGAAATGCGGTGATCAGTGGGGTGCGGCTGCGTTTATGCATGCCACCGACTGCAACTTCACTATCATGAGTTATTCGACCGATCCGTCTACTGCTATCCGCGAGCTTATGCGTACAGTGCAGCATGTTCAGAGAGTAACACTTATCTTGCGTTCATGGCAGGAAGGGAGAATTGCTTTTACTAGGTGCACATATGCGAACGAGACGGGCAGCTATGTGCTCACTTATAGCGACTCATCGGATGATGGCGCGTACGTCTGTGTAATCATCCTGTCGGAACGCAGCGAAGACACAGTGGAAATCATCCCGGGAGAGAAGCCCGCCCTTGCCCTTGAAGCCGAAGCAATTCTGCGTGATAAAGGTTACACGGTTCATATGATCAAAGAAAACGAAATGAAGGGCTACTGGAATGGCCACGCTGAGTGATTTCACTCTCCGACGCAGAATCGATTGGGGCGAACTCATCTCCGACTGGCGCAAACCGCTATCCATTCAACCGGCATCAGTGGAAGTGCGACTAGACGAGAACATTATCACCTACCGTCATGGTGACGAGAATGTCACCATTGACGAGAATGGTTACGAGCTGCTGCCAGGCGAATTCATTCTCGCGTCCACCCAGGAAAAAGTCAACGTGCCCGCCGACCTAGTAGCCAGGGTGGAAGGCAAGTCATCGTGGGCGCGCCGCGGAATCCTTGTTCACGTGTCTGCGGGATACATTGACCCGGGATTCCAAGGAAACGTGACCCTGGAGATCGCTAATCTGCATTCCAGTAAGCCCGCCCGCCTGTTCCCGGGGGACAGGATTGCGCAGATTGCTTTCGAGGACCTGGACAGGCCTGCCAGTATGCCGTACGGCACCAATGGTCTGGGATCGCATTATCAGGGGCAGATCCGTGTCACACCGTCGGCTATGGAGGTGGAATAATGAGCAAGATTGACCGCCAGGAAATCGCGCTGGCTATTGTTGAGGAATTGCGTGATATCACCCCACCCCCCCGCATTTCCGATCACAGCAAAGTCACTACCGTTGAGTGTTTGCCGGGAAAGATCGAGATCACCGATAATGGTGTTTTCGTGAAGACGAAGCGCGGCGTGTCAACGGGATGGACTCACGGAGACTCCGATGGCCCCAAGCATTCTGCAGTGCGCTGTAGCATACTTTTGCGGAGCGTCTCATGACAGCAAATAACACAATGCTGGAGATCGAGCACGAGATTAACCTCGCACAATTGTGGCTTCCGAAGCCAGACATGTGCGATATTGACGAAGCGCACATGGTCGCTCATCTGAAGTGGCGCAATCACCATAAGGGGGGCAGGATTGACGTCACCGTAGAAAACACTGACGATGGCACTGTCAGTAAATGGATTGTCTTGGGCTGGCCATTGAGCATTGTAGGCGTTTATCATGAAACAAGCGGCGAGAACACGTCCAATCTCGCGCGTAGTTTGGCACGACAATGGACTACCGTAGAGTATGACGCAATCGCCGCTCGCCAGTTCAGGGAGATCAACAGTACGATTCACTCAATCCTGAACTCTCCGTCGATCGACGTTCAGGATGATGCGCGTTCCGATCTCATGGGCGTATTGGACGATATTGCTCGCGAGCACGGAGGAGACTACCAGCGCTTGGGACTATAGTCTCTTACGTCGGGCATGAAAACATTCCCCCTCACCACAGTTTCGTGGTGAGGGGGAATGTTTCACGTGAAACACTCAGACGCCCGGCTGAGGGGACGGGGCCGGGGCCGCCTTTGCCTCCAACGCGGCAACACGCTCAGCCAGCCCGAGGTAGCCTCCATGCCAAGCGATCACACGCTCCATGATCCAATCCGACGGAGGATTCTGGTAAGGATTCTTCTCAGGAACCCACTGGCCGCCCTCACCCTGCACCAGTTCACCGTCGGTCACATACAAATGCGACACGCCGAACGACGCAGCACGATCGATTACCTGTCGGAAATTCTCCTTCGTAACCCCATGGATAACGTGCCACCACTTGGTGGAAGGCTGTGCACGCATCACATCATTCGCGATCGGGTTATTGGGGTCATCCGCCAAGTACTTGGTGGCAGTATTCTCGAAACTCATGCACACGTCGAAATCGAGCGCGCACACGGCCTCAGTAATATTGCTGCCAGGGTTAATGGCGATTGTGAAATTCTTGCCGTATGTGCGTCGAATTTCGCCGATGAGGTCACCGTACCATCCGACGCGTCCGGACTGGGCGCCCCAGCCGTTGATTACCTCGTCCAAGAATACGCCCTGGAAAAGACCGCCGTACTGGGAGCGCAGATTAGCGCACAGTTGCATAATGTATTCGCGCGTGAACTTGTCCGGGTCCGGCACGCCATTCCTGGCAGCATCATCCTTGGTGAGTGACGCGACACCGTAGCGGGTAGGAATATACCAAAGGATCCTTTTTGCTCCGGCCGCCTGGGCGCGCTGCGCCTGCGTAAGAAAATCGTTATCCTTGGCAGACCAATCGCCCGTGGAGCGATTCATAATCACATAGCCGAGAGCATTCCCGTAAGCCAGAGTCTTGGCCCACTTTGAAACCTTTCCGGCCTGCCCTTCGTTGTAGAAATCGGGCCAGAAATACGTGACCGGTGAGTAGTAGTATCCGCCGACCGTGAAGGGCGAGATTGAGGAGAACAGGGGGGCGACCAGTTTGTCGACGCCGTCCTTAGTGTACCCAGTAATGTTTGCCATTGTATTTTCTCACTCTCCGTAAGTCCAGGTAAGACCATCGTCACTAACAGTGATCTTGCCACCTTTGTCCTGGCCGCCGCCCCCAGGATTGTCTGGATCAGGAGTAGTGCCGCCGTTCCATGCTGACAGGGAGGTCACCTCCACGTCACCGGAGGCAGGCAGTTCTGCCCCGCGCACTTCGCGCGCCCAAACCCCGGCAACGTTCAGGACAATCGCCCACCGTCCACCATGGCTGGCGTCTACCTCTACCTCGATCCTGCCTTTGTCGTCGGCATCGCCGCGCACCGGGGAGGGGACTGTCGTAATATTGTCGGACGTGTAGACGGTTTCGGGTCGGACGCTCATTGTGGCGTTGACTGTCTTGCCGGCGGCATTCACAATCGTTGCTACGACCTTGGTCATATTATTATCACCTTTCCTAACAGTAGTGAACTATTTTAGAGGTTACAGGTCAACGCGAGTAGCACCAAGAGTAGCCACCGTAAACACAGTCCCCGGGAAAACGCCGCCATCGTAATGCCAGTACGGGTCAGCACCATAACTACCAGCCGTAGTGTAAGCAACCCTGTGCGAACCGGCCTCCACGGAAAGACGCCACTGCATATGGTGCGTCATGAACGTGCGATTGTACTGAATTTCGGTCTGCCAAATACCTCGATTGTCGAGCTTGAACCCGAAGAAATACGAGCCGACCGCCTTATCCTTCTCATCTTCGGAATGATAGTCCTCGTGCGCAATGCTCACACACACGTCAAGCGAGAACTCCATGAGACTCTTGATCGGCAAAGTGACAATACCGTCACCCCACGTGTAAGTGGCGTGATCCGAGGTCGGACGCCCGCGGCCGTTCGTATTATCGCGATGCCTGTAAAGCACGCCACTGAAACTGTTGGCCGGATTGATATTGAATGACCCGTCGCCAGCTTTGGAGCCGTCGGCAGTGTACAGAATGTCGTCAATAATGAAGACGGCGGGACGTGCTTTCGATACCGCCCCGGACGGTGCAGCCGCAAGCATGACCCGTGCCGCGGCCACGGACGCCGCCGGCATAACCCTACCGGCAGAATCATCATAAGCGTCCCAGGCCTCAATGAGATTATCGTCTACTGTGGGGACGATGCCGCCGGTCCACCTAGTGTTAGGCATATTGTTTTCTCCTAAAAATATTGTTACACAATTTTCAGTAGGTGAGCCAGCTAACCGTCATCTCGCCCCAGTCCATAATTGTACCCTCGTCAATATTCTGATATGTATAAAGCGCGATCCGATCCCCGACGTTCAGACGCCTAACACCGGTCACCTGCAACGCGGTCCACAAACCATGGTTCAGCGCAGCATACATGTAAACACCGTGCTCAACATCATTGGGGCGGGCAACCCTTGTGCCACCAACATATCCCGCCCACGACGACCGGTACCATGTCGTGCCATCTAGACGATAAAGCCCGCTCTGCGGAATAATGATTTCGACACCGTCTACCTGCATCCCGCCGCGAACAATTTTCTCCTGCGATCCGACCGGGACCTCCGTCCACTTATCTTTCACAGTCCACAGTTGAGCGTTGTTTGTTGCCATGTGGGCGAAAGGCGGCTCCGTGAAAGTACGCCAGGACGAGGAATGAGGCGCGGGCGATCCTGGCGGGTCATAGGACACGCCATTCGTATCCATGATAAGCTCGCCGCCATGGCGGTCAGTGATCTGTATTTTCGCCATGCCCTCGTCGTCGCGGAAAATATGCAGACCGGAGGAGCGGCTCATTTTCCATGACACGTACATGGAATAAATGATCCCGAGCGTCATTCCCGGCGTGAAAACATCGTTCGTGCGGGCACTAATGTAGAAAGGCGTGTCCGTGTCTTGGATCCACGTGCCGTCTGGGAGGGTGAAATCGAATCTTATTTTCTTCCCGGCTGTCGCCTGCTCGTCAACAGCGATGATTCTATTCTTGCCAATGTTGATTGTGAGAATCGCACGGCCGTTCCATGACGGGGTGAAAAGAATATACCCCTCGATCTTGCCGACGCCCTCACCGGCAATACCGTATGTTTTTGGTTTCGCAACAGCAATGTCATAGATTGCCATCTGCGCACCATCATTACGATTAGGGCGATCCCTGTCCGTCAAAACGAACCGTGTGCCGCCCTCCATCTCATCCACGGTAGCGATTTTAGGAGACCAAATAGACTCCCAAAACTCATATTCACTGCCAAGGCCGAATCGAATATTTTTTTCGCCTGACGTCGGCTCAATGTCAACGAGCGAAAGTTCACCACCGATAAGCCGGTTACCGATTAGGTCTCCGGTGACTTTTGCTGCGTTGAATGTCGCATTTCCCGCGGTCAACATTTCCGTAGTGACGGACGCGAACGCCGCGATCTTGGCCCAGAGCTCCCCGGACGCGTAAATGTTGCGCGCGGACACGGAACCATCAGCGAGTGAGACGTTCCCCACGGACGAGGGAACGAGAATGCTGCCGGCGACCATTGTCCTGGTCACCCACTGGGTGCCATCCCAAATACGCACATCAGTAATGTGCCCGGCATTGTCGGTGACATACCAAATCAATCCCAAGACGGGATTCTCGGGCGCGGTCTGAGCCACTACGGGCGGCCGGTTAGCTTCCGCAATCTGAACAGCTTTCTCCGCGTCTTTCGCCGCTTTGTTTGCGGCGCCTTCGGCTTTGTTGGCGCGGTCTCGAATTGCGTCGGCTTCTTTGAAAGCGCGCTCAGCGTCTTTAGCGGCCTGGCTGAGAATTTTGCCAGTGTGCCCGAGGTTCTCAACCTTTGCGCCGGAAGGCGGCTCGGCGATAGGGTCACTGATCTTGACTACACGCCCGGATGAGTCAATGATGACGAGTACGCGGGCGCCGATCCATGTGGCAATGCCATCGGATTCGCCGACCGCATGAGAGGTCGGATTGCTGTAGGGTATTCCTACTTCTACCCAGCCGGATGGGAGCGTACTGTCGGTGGCGGACGTGCCGGTGATTTTCCCGTACGTCCACGATACTGAGGATTGCTGAACAATAACATTGTTATTGTTGCGGCCGCCGCCATTTCGTGGCGCCGTGTCAAGCAATAGTGACGGTCTGACCATGATGCCCGCTATTCTCCCAGTACCTCTATGTCTACCCTCATTGTAGCGGACGGATCAGACAACGGGAGACTATAAGCTGAAACGCGACCTGCAATATGCTCGCCCTGCTCGGTAATCGCACCGACAATATCCCCAACCTCGATACGGGCGTCCGGAATAATCGTCAAAGACCTGGAAGATCGGGAGGAAATGTCCTGAATCATATACGTGTCCGCAGCCTCGGATACTTCTCTCGCCGAGCTTGCGGCGCTGAATTCTTTGTGCGACGTAACCCAACCATAGCCGGCCGGTTCGTATGGTGGGTCGGTGATTTCCCGTTCCGCGGTCCATCGTTCTTCTTGCTCGCCCTGAGCTCTTTGTTGTTTACTGCCGGTGACGTACCATCTGTTCGGACGCCGACCGCCCGACCTCGGGGCGCGCGGGGCTTCCAAGAGGAAACCGGATTCGTACGTATAAATCTCGTCAGGCGCCGTTTTGTCACGGAGCTTGAAAATATGCAGCATTCCATCGGCGCCGCTACGAATACCACAGCCCCGGGATTCGACGAGTTTATAGATTGATTCGATTCGCGAATTCCCCCATTGCGTGGTGCGTGGGATAGGTGCATCCCAGACGTCGTCTTCCAGTTTTACTCGCACATATTCGGCGAGCTCGTTGGCTTCGGAGAGTAGAGTGGCGCCAGCGCCGGGGGAGGACGGCCACGGCCTCGGGTTATCGGCAAGAATCTGCGTCAAATCTTTACAGGAAACGTTCACTTTTTCTTTCGATACGGACCATTCCATGTTGACGAACTCACCAAGAGGAATTTCCCAGTAGTCACCGCGCCGATTCTCATAAAGCGCAGTCACCACGGATCTCTGCCCGAAATTGTTGAGCGCATCCAACGGCCATTCCGGAACCCAGGACATTGGACAAGAATAAGACAAAGCGCCCGGAACCTGACGGTTCGTCGAGGACCACTCTACCTTTACTTCGGAAGCGGGGATTCCCGTTTTGAGAACTTCGCCGCCACGAATGATATCGATTCTTGCGCCGATACTGAGGCCGTCTGAAAGGGCGGCCAGCGTGGGGCCGTTTCTCATGGCATTCCCGCAATCATTTTGCAAATCTCAATATATGTGCGCGATTTCCACACCTTGTCAACTTCGCGCCATTCACCCCAGGTGACACATGGTGCTGCCCCCCAACCGGCGTGAGGGCCGACAAGCATCGGCGAGTCCTCAGGGAGCTCATGCCATTTCACATTCCACCGAATGATACCGTCTCCCGTGATCCTGGCACTATCGACCTTGTCCACGGTGATGAATCGCGACGGGAGAACATCAGCCGGGGCGCCGGGCGTAAGAATGAGCGGTTCGCGCTTCTGCAGGATCTCCCAAACATTATTAACGTGGGACGGGTCGTCCAGGACGAATTGCCCGCCTCCGGTGCGAGCTACTTCTAGCATCGGCCACCTGGCGATAAGTGAGTTATATCTCGAAATTGGTGAGGACCATTCTCTTTTATCCTGGGCCTCCTCCCAGATGAGCCCGGGCACCGTGCGCCCGTTGAGGCCGCTCACCATGCCACGCCACCACTCCACCTCGGGGCGAGTCAGCGTGACCGATGAGTCGCCCTGAGTGTATTTTATTGTGGTGCCCGGCACGGCGTATGCGTCTGAGAGGATCATTGTCACCGGCTCGGTGAGCTTTGGGCCCTCGAGCTCGCGAATCATTTTCGCCCTGCCGGTGAGTGGTCTTTTGTCGCGAGCCATTCCGGGGACCGCGAAAAGACGATCCCCCGCGTAGACAGGCTCTTTGCCGGTGGCCATTATTGACGGTAGCCCTGTGTGTGTAGCAATCCATCCCGTAATCGGCATTATTATATGCTTTCCGTCATAATGGTTTTATCGGTTCATTCGGTCATAGTCTACTATGGCTGATGTTGCTTCTACTTGCATGCGGCCGACAAGATCATTGTCAACGTCTCGAATTTCGAGCACGTCAGGACCGAGCGCACGGTTCTCCAGGAGACTGATCAGTTTGTCCATTTTCTCCCACTGGGCTGACGTGAAAACAGGCTCCGGCCGGCCAGTCTTGTTTTCGATCGTTGAAAGGCCGGGCTGCAAGAATCCACCATTGTCATAGCGAAGATTTCCCGCGGACGGCCCACCGTAAATCGGGACCTCACGCACTGGGATACCGAAGGTCGGGGCCTCGACCATCATCCCGTTACCGGAGGCGATAGCAACGTGGTGAGCCGGGTAACCCCAGAACAGAAGTGTACCGGGTACCATCGGATTGCCGGGGGATGACATTGCCTGATATCCGGCCGCCGTGAGACGCGGCACGTGAATGCCCATAGCGTTGAGCGCCCAATAGACAAGACCGGAACAGTCGAGTCCACCGCCCGGGGATACGCCGCCCCAAACATACGGTGTACCGATAGCCCGTCGCGCCGTATTCACGAGGTCGCCGGCTGCGGCACCAATAGCGCCGATTCCGCCACCGAATCCGCTGACCACGGGCATGTGATCTTTAATCCAGTCACCGAGCGCGTCAATGGTTTTATCCACGCCAGCTTTACCAGCGTCAAAGAATGGTTTTGCCCCGTCGCCGCCCCACGAATCCAAAAGCTTATGAACCGGAGCTTTAATAACAGTCTCAACGGCTCCGATCGGGTCGGAGAATATTGAGGATACCGCGTCGGCCGCGCCGGTGATCCAATTAAGGGCAGCGGACGCGCCCCTTTCTACCGTTGATTTGACAGGGTCCCAAATACCGCCCGGGGCAAATGCAGCATAGCCGGCGTCACCGCCAGGAATACGGTCCCCGTGTGCGGCGGCACGATTCATTGCATTTACCATTGCCGGGCCGCCGACCGCTTTCACCCATTCGGGGCGCATAATTGCTTCTCCGCCGGAAAGCGCGAGCCGGCCACCGCCGTCGGGTGATACGAAATGGTAAATGTCGCGGCCCGGAGAGTATCCCGGCAGAACACCACCTGACGCGTAACCGCCAATCGTGGGAGCTTCGGGAAGACGGAGATCGAGGGAGAGTTTCTCCATCATCCCATTAACGAGTTTCCGCAGCCCGTTGTTGTAGACTGTGCCGATAACGAAGTTGACGGGCTTGGCGGCAGCTTCCTTGATTTTGTCCCACGCCGTCCTAACGCCATCTTTCATCGTGTTGGCGGCGGCTACGACCCTGTCCCAGGCGCTTGTAATTGCGGGAACAAGCGTGTTAGCAATCCAATCTTTAACGATTTGGATTTCACCCTTTAGAATGTTCCACGCGGAGACGACCATGTTTTTCAGCCAGCTGGTCCACGAAACAACGGTGTTCCAGGCGGCGCTGATTGTGGTGGCCGCACCTTGAATTACGGCGACTCCCATAGTGACCGCGGCGATAATGGACGCGAATACAAACGCGATGATTCCGCCCAGAATTTTCGCACCCGTAGAGATTATTTCCCAGGCCACACTAATGACGGGTGCAGCGTAGGTTTGAATCCAATTCACCACCGGCTGCATAACATACCAGATACCATTCCATGTAGCCGATAGGGAACCCCACATAATAGACGCCGTGTCTTTAATGGCGTTGAATGCTCCAACGACCCACGGCCATGCAATATTGTAGATCCAATCTACGACGGGCTGAATAGTGGCCCAAATGCCATTCCACGCCGCCGATATGGTGCCCCAAAGGGATGAGGCCGTGTCTTTGATCGTGTTAAACGTATCGACCACCCAGGGCCAGGCAGTGTAGTAGATCCATTCCACGACGGGCTGCATTGCCGCTTGAATGGAGGTCCACGCGGCCGACACGGTGCCCCAAAGATTAGACGCCGCATCCTTGATCGTGTTGAACGCGTCTACAACCCAGGGCCAGGCAGTGTAGTAGATCCACTCGACCACTGGCTGCATAGCAGTCTGAATCGCAGCCCACGCGACCTGAATATTAGACCACATGTTAGCGGCCGTATCCTTAATCGCATTGAACGCGCCCACAATCCATGGCCAGACTGTGTTGTAAATCCAATCCGCAACGGGCTGAATAGCGGTTTGAATGGCGGTCCATGCGGTCTGAATATCGGCCCACATCATGGAAGCGGTGTCTTTGATTGCGTTAAATGCGCCGACCACCATGGGCCAAATGTCGTTGTAGATTTGTGTGGCGACGGGCATGATTGCCGCCCAAATAGCGTCCCACGCCCACTGAATTGTGGACCAGAGCGCACTCACGCCCCAGCTGATAGCATCCCACGCCGTGGTGAGGTACAAGGCAGCAACATTTACAATCCAATCGACGACAGGTCGGATTATGTCGCTGATCCCTTGCCAGGCGGCAACCATTCCATTCCAGACGATCATTGCGCCCGCAGAAATGCCGTCCCATGCGGCCTGAAGTGCGGGCCACGCAGTATTCACGATCCAATCAACGACGGTTTGAATAACGGGCTGTATCCCCTGCCATGCGCCGACGATACCATTCCATACCCATTGGGCGCCGGCGACGATTCCGTCCCATGCGGCCTGAAGTGCGGGCCACGCGGTGCCGACGATCCAATCAATAACCGCCTGAATAACAGGTTGCATTCCCTGCCAGACGGATACCATGACGCCCCACATCCATTGGGCGCCGGCGACGATTCCGTCCCAGGCGACTTGCATGAGAGGCCATACGTTAGCGGCGAACCAATCTGCCACGGCGCCGGCGGCCGTTTTGATTGCTTCCCAACAAGAAATGACGACGTTGCGGAATGTTTCGGAGTTCTGCCATGCCACAATGATTGCTGCAACCAATGCTGCGATAGCGATTACAACAAGACCGATGGGGTTGGCGTCCATCGCGGCGTTGAATGCCCACTGTGCCGCGGTCGAGGCGATTGTTGCAGTTTTGTGGAGGACCATCATTGCCGTGGCACGGCCCCACGCGACCGCTTGCATCGTGATCTGCGTTGTCGCGCGTGCGATATTTGATAGGAATTCACCGGCGTACATAAAGTTGAGCTGCGCGGTCTCAATTACGTCTCTGACTTTCGCCACGGTCATTGCGTTAATGGCCGTGGTGACACGTCCGGCGACGCCGGCTACGCCTTCCATGTCATTCAACCATTGCTGCATTGAGGACATGACCATGACGGCTTTCCACGCCGTAAATGCGGCTGCGATACTGTACACCGCCACTTTACTATTGAGAATAGCGATGGTCAAACTTTCCATGAATTGAACAAGGCTGCTATTCGCGATTGTGCTGAGAGCAGTAGCGATGCCGGGGACGAGTGTTCCGACAATGAATTTGCCGAGCTCGACGAAACTGTTGCGCACGTTGGTGATGTATGAGATGATTCCGGAGTCTTTGTCGAATCCGAAAATCGTCCCCGTGAAATCACCGGACATGAGCAAATCTTTAAGATTCTTCAACGACGGGACGAGTGTCTTGTTGATCCATTCTCCCGCGGCGGTGGCAGCGTCACGCATGCGGAAAAGGAAATCAATAAAACTCGAATCTTCCTCGAACGAGAAGATCGGGCCTGTGAAGTCACCCTTGCGGATAATGTTGAAAGCATTCGTGATACTGGGGATGAACGAGTTGCTCACCCAGTTGAATACTTTTTCAAACCCTTTGCTCATGGCGTCAAGGGATGCGGTGATCCATGGGAGTGCTTTTTCGGCGATTTCCTGCGCCCCGGTCACAAGGGTCGCTTTGAAATTCCCCCAAGCGCCTTCCAGGGTTTTGGTGGACGTAGCGGCCTCAATGGCTACGTCCTCCATACCGAGGTCAAGAATTGCTTGGTTGAATTCTTCGGCGGTGATCTCGCCCTTTTCCATGGCTTCCCGGAAATTGCCCGTGTAGGCGCCATTCTTTTTCATGGCTTCTTGCAATTTACCGGACGCGCCAGGAATCGCGTCGGAAAGCTGGTTCCAGTTCTCGGTGGTGAGTTTTCCGGCGCCCGCGGTCTGCGTCATAACAAGGCCGACAGTTTTGAACGTCTGCGCATTTCCGCCCGCAACAGCATTCAAGTTACCCGCAGCCTCGGCAAGCTTATCGTAGCCCTTTACGCCGTTGGATGCAAGCTGCGCGGTAATGGATTGAATATCGTCAAGCTCATAAATTGTACGATCCGCATAGGAGCGTGTACTTTTTGTGAGCGCGTTGATTTCGTCCGCGCTTTTACCGGCGAATGCGAGCGTTTGCTTGAATTTGATTGTGGCGTCGGCGGCGTTGAATGCTTCTTTTGCGACGCCGCCGAATGCGACGGCGATGCCGCCGATGGCGAGTCCTCCGAGCGCGGCGCCGGCGACTTTCGCTACCGATTTGAATGCGCCACCCAGGCCGGACGTGATCTTTCTCTCGGCCGGCCCGGTGTCAACGTTACCGATTTCGCTATTGATACTTCGGGCGAGGCCTCGCACGGACGGGCTGATCTGAATCCATGCGGTCCCGAGATCATATCCGGCCATTGATACCTCTCCGAAATCATGTACAGCGAAAATAGTTCACGCCAATCAAACAATTTTTCGTGTTTGTCTTGGCGTGAACTATTTTACACTATCCGATAGAAATACGGGTTCAGCCGCCGTATCGGGCGAGCCATTTTTCACCCTTGGCCTTTTGTGCTTTAGCGTGTTTGCTTGACACTCTAGGGTTGCCGGTTTCCCGGTATCCTTCAGCCGGAGGTTTCGGCGCTTCAGGCCATTTATCTTTCTTGACCCCATTGACGGCGAGCAATGTGGTCTGTATATTGTGTGCTGACATTATTGTGGCGGCCACTTCGTCGGACCAGTATCTGTCTCCGCCTCGCGCCCTGTCGAATGTTGATCCTGGCGGGAGGCCGCCGATGAGCGCCATTACCCGTCGCGGGGTTATTCTGCCTCGATATAGATCGAGAAGATCAATATTGTAATATCGTTGCAGGTCGGCTTCTATCTCCCACCCATAGTCGCGGAGTAGTGGTGGGAGAATCGTCAGTTTCCCGCGCCCACCTCGGACACGATTGACTGCATGAAGTCTGTCACGGCGTCGATCGGAACACGACCGTTCTCGTCTTCCAGAGCAGAGTAGACCTCATCCTTGTGGTCGCCTACGATAAGGCGGAAAAGCGGGAACGGGTTACCGGCGTCGAGGGCCTCGAATGCTCGGAAGTCCTCCAACGCCTCTGGAGGAATATCGAACTCAATACTCTCGTAGTCCACGTGAATCGGGTCGCGTGTGGCCTCGGCTTTGGCGAGCCTGTCAGCCGGCGCCTTAGCTCCGGCGGCCTTTGCTTTGCTCTTCGTATTCTTGTCAGACATAATGGGTTGTCCTTAAAATTGTTTTATAAAGTGGGTGGGTTGTGTTTTGTTTTGGATCTTCCCCGCTATTCCGTGACAACCCATCCGAAACATGGAATAGCGGGGAAGCATTGATGTCAGGCGGGGAACAGGGCCTTGTGGTCGGAGTAGATAATGTAGTCGCCCAGCACGGAGAGGTTGTACTCGTAGCCGGTGATCTCGGCCTGCTGGAAAGTGATTTCGCCGCGCTCACCGAGCTCCAGACGCGGGAAAACAATACGAATCTGCGCCCCCACCCCGGAAACGTCGAAGAAATCGGCGACACCGCAGAGGAGCTTGACCTTGCGGGAAGATTTCGCGGTGATCTTCACGCCCTTGGTGGCGCCTCCGTCCTCAACCTTTTCACTAGTAGCGTCCAAATACCAGGAGAGCGGGGCGAGCATGGTCTCCAGGAGAGTGGCGCTGAAAGTCGTTTCTGAGGAGTCGAGGAATGTCTTGACGACGCCGTGGCCCTGGTGTCCTTTGATCTTGGTGACAGAGTCGTCGGAGGTCAGTTTGAATCCGTCCTCACTAATCCACCCAACGTTAGTGAGACCGGTCACACCGGAGAGGTCTTGGGTGAGTGACGTGACTTTCTCGCCGAACTTCTCGACATAGTCGCCCAGCCAGAGCGCGTCATTGTCGGACGAGAAAATGAGTGCATTGTCAGCGTTAACAGCCATTATTTGTTCACCTATGTGCTGTAATTGTTAATGTTACAGTCGCCCTCGCCTGAGACGTGTCCGGATCGGGCATTTCTATTGGATAGGATGATTGTACCATCACTATACCATCCTGATAGTTCGGCATTGTGTGCGCCACATTCACGGCCTCGCACGCGATTTTCATCGCCTCACCTGACGACTGCGCATAAGCGTCGATCGTCTCCAGAGCGGTGCAGAGTGCTTTCTGCGTGACACCGGTGCCCCCTGTTGAGAGGACTCGAATGAATGCGGTGGGACGGTCCGGACTTTCGGGTCTGCGGGCTACGATCGGCACGCTCATGTGCGTGGATAGGAAGTCCATGAGCTTCTTTTTTATGTCCGGCACCACGGGGGCGCGATCATATGTTGGGCTCATTTCCCGCCCCCACCCATTGTGAGGCCGATCGCATGCTCCAACGTATGCTCTCTCATCTGTCTGCGCATTGCAGCAATGGTGCGCGCCCTGACGTATCCGCGGGTACGATTTCCATGCGTCGTCTCACCCTCGAACCCACGACCAGCAGCGTTGGCTACGCGCCCCGTCTCCAATGCGACGGTCCGGGCTACGTCAGGGCCGCGCAGAAGATCGGCGACACCGTCACGGTTGAGCTGAAATTTTACTTTCGGCATTTATTCGCTCACCTTGTCTTCATTGGCGCGAATCTGCGCAACCATCCCCTTAGGGTAGGGTGAAGGGCGGCCCTCGACACGGTATTCTATGCCATCTACAATAAGATGATCTTCTGCGGTCACGTCGATTGTAGTATTCCGCCAATAAAGGGCGGCGGGGACGGTGACAGGCATCGCCCCAGCACTGATCGGCTCAGTAGACGTGGCTGGCGCAAACACCGCGGGCGGCAGAGCAACATTCTCCCACTGCCCCGGCACCGGGTTACCGTACTGGTCTTTCGACGCCGGGCCTCGCCTACGCCGCATGACAGGCACGTATCCTGAAAGCATCACGGTTCCTGCCCGCTAATCGCATTAATGTCCTCGATCAGCTGATCGGTAGCGGATCGCATATCATAGTCCTGCAAGAGGTCTACCTCGAAAGCACCACCTGAGCCGCCGAGAGCATCCTTTTCCTCACGCTTCAGGTAAAGGCCGCCTTCGGGATTCTGATACGTAAACTGATCGCTGAACGGCCCTGTCGTGTGTGATTCTGATGCGATAATCCCGTGGGGTTCGGAGTAGATTCCGCCGCCGCTGTCTGTGACGCCGCCGATAGCATCCCCGCCCTGCATTGCGCGTCGTACCACGGCGCACGCTACACGCTTCCGTGTGCGAGGGGTGGCGGACTCCCAACGGGGGCATTTCGACACGATGAGATCGGTCGCGTCGGCGAGGAGAACGTCAGCACGGATGCGCTCATTATCCGAGAGTGCCCGCCACCGCGCTTCCAGGTCTTCGACCGTGGCGAACGGAATAATATCGCCAGGAATCACTTTACCGTCTTCCTGGGGCGGCCTCGTCCTCGACGAGGGGCAGGTGCCGGCGGGGCAGTGCGAGGGGAGGGGGAGGTGGGCTCGTCTGCCTCGCCGGCGTCATCATTCCCAGGGGTGATTTCGGTGTATTCGTCTCCGAGCGCCACATTGTGGTCGTCTGCGAGATGAATCACAATATCGTGGTCTCGGTGCTTGTAGGATCGCATTTCCGGAATCGCCCCTGGGAAAAATTTTTGTTTGGATGGGTTGTGTTTTGTTTCTTTACGGCGATTTTATCAGGCGTTAGCCTTGGTCTTAATCGTCGCGAACTTATCCGGGAAAACATACCAGGCGTACAGAATCTCGAGACGCAGGGCAATCTGGTTGCGTCGCTTCAGGTCACCCTGACCGTCCGGGTCACCGAAACGGATGATCTCGAGCGGCAGGGACCGCTGAATTCCCCAGCGAATACCGTCAACGAAGTCGCCAACAATTCCCTCGACATTGGTGGCGGCAGTCGCTTCGGGCTTGCCGGCAACGGTGTTTCCAGCGGCGGCGGGAAGGCCCATGAAATTGTCGATGTCGACGCCGAGACCGATCTGCGGGTAACGCGGCGTGCCCGACGGGGAGCCGTCAGCATTCTTGGTCTGGAGGCTGCCGAGCGCCCAAACGGCGGAGGGGGCAAGCGCGAGGCCAGTCGGCGTAATGGGCGCGGCGTTGTCGTTAATGAGCAGGCCGGCGGCTTGGCGGATCGCCTGGTCCATTTCCGTAGTGCCGACCTCGACATTCTTGGTGGTGGAGGTCAGGTAGTTGGTCCATGCGTCAATAACAGCGCCGGTCAGCGGATTAACCCTGTGGTAAAGGCCAAGGTCGAGGGCGCGGGAAAGCGCCTCGCTGCCTTTCTGCGCGAGCTGGTTGAGAACGTCAAGCTGATAGTCCTCGTCGGCCCACTGGACTTCCTCGTTGAAACGCATAGTGACCTGAGCCTTATGCGGCTTAGCGGTCACATAGCCGAACTCGCCGTACGTGGGTGCCTTTTCAGCGCCCTCGTCGACGAACTCGGCGCGCGGGAAATTATCGAAAGTGATAATGTCCACGTCGCCGAAAGTCATGGGAATTCCACCGTTGAGCTTGGCGACGGTGGAGAGAGTCTGGGTGCGAGTAATGATCCCGTCGGCGATCTGCCGAGGCATGAGGACCTTCGCCTTGCCTGAATCGAACACGGCCATTATGGTTGCTTCCGTTTCTTTCTGGTGTTTTATCTTTTAGAATAGCGGCTGTACTTATGTCAGTCGCCGGCGAAAACGTTCCGAGCAAACTCCGCAAGATTGCCGCTATCATTGTCGGGTGTGGCCCCGGCTTGCGGCACCACGGGGGCAACGGGCGGTTTAGCGTCGTGCAGTGCCTTGGCGATTGCGGCAGCATGAGCGTTGATTTCATCCTCGGTGGTCCCTCGGATCAAATCGGCATTGATACCGTGCTCGGCGGCCGCGTTAGCGGACCATTCGCGGACTTTGGCGGCGGTTTCAAAGTCTGCCACCTTGGCCTTTAGGGCTTCGATTGTGGCGTCTTTGTCGCCGATGGCCTTGGCGAGCTCATCTCGTTCATTGGCGGCGCGCCTGTTCTCTTTGGCGCGGTTCTCCCACTTCCGGGATTCGCTCTTCCAGTCGATTTCAGGCTTACTAGCGGCGTTGTCATCATTCTTGGTGGCGTCGTCGTTGTTAGTGGCGCTGGTGTCGGCTGGCGTGTCGCTTGCGGCGTTGTTGCGCATTGGGCGTTTCCTATATTTTGACCGTGCGGTTATTGTGATGTTTTCAGGCAGCTATTTTTGGCTTTGCAGCCGTCTTTTGTGGCCTTTGTTTATGCATTGTAGCACAATCATTCGATTGGTCTGGTGCGCCATTCTGTGAGTTCTTCTTGGTGTGTGTCTATCCATGATGAGACGAGTTCGCGGTGGCGTTTGCGGCCTTTGTCAGTTTTGTGCCGGGCCGCGAGCGTGTATGCTTTTGCGGGAACTTCGCGGGAGGTGGGGTCCCATGCGGGGACTGCGACACATTTGCAATTGTCGTGTGCCCCGAATGACGCGGTCCCCTGGGTGCGGTAGTAGCATTCGTTCATTGTGAGCATGACGCAGAAATTGCATGCTTGTGGGTTGCGTGTTCGTCTTTCCCAGCCCATGGCTTCCGGGTCGGCCCATGTCATGTCTGCGATTTGTGAGCGGGCGCCGTCGCTGACGTATCGGATGAGTGCCCCGGTCAAATAGGATAGGGCAATGTCGGGGTTCCCGGCGTATAGTGCTCCTGCACTGAATCTTACGCTGTCGTCTATTTCGCCCTGTGGTGTGAGTGACGTTTGTACTGTGGGGGCGTCGCCGGGAATGTCCTGGTCCAGGCGCATATCGCGATACCATTCGTCGGCGATTGCGGCGGCCGCACTGCCGTATTGGTCTACGAGGGCGGGCATGATTTCGAGTAGAAGATCACGCACTTGTTCGGGGCGTTGTCTGGCGGTGTGTGCCCATAGTGTGTGTAAATCGTTTTGGGCGAGCGTGACGAGCGAGTCTATTGCTCGCCCGTATGCCCCGATTTCTGCGGTTGACAGCATAATAAGTGTTAGTTTATTGGGGTTTTGGTGCCGCCGGGTAGTTTGATATTGCGCTTAACCTTGTTCCTCGTGTTAATTGGGTTGTTAGCGTTCAGGTTATTGCTGCCATCGTTGCTGGCATTGTTGTCACTGTTATTGTTGGCCGCGTCACTGTTGTCAGTGTTCTCGGTGTTCTCGTCCGCATTCTCGTTGTTAGTGGCGGCGAGAGCGCGATCAAGCAATGACACCGCATTTTTTTTACGATTTTCAGCATTGATATCTGCGAGATCGTCCTCGGTGAGTCCGGCACGCCGCATGAGAGTTTGCGACTCCTGCAGCGATGGGAAAGCGCTAACCATTTTGACCGCGAAATCGGCGGCAGACGAGGGTGAGGAATAGCGGGCGGGGGTCCACTTCACCGAAGTCTTCCATGACTCGGCGGGCGGCTCGTCGAGCTTATCCCTGACCATAATAATGTTCTGCAGTGTGCGCCGCAACGGGGCGGTGAAAATGCGCCACTGATACTCGGCTTCGTCCGCGAGGGCCGCCTCGGACGCCTGCATCGCCTCAGCCGAGGACGGATTATCCGCGAAGATTCCAATCGCGGATTGAGGAAGATTTGTGGCTGCACACAAATTCTGTGCCAGCTGACGGTACATTTCCAAATGTGGGCTCATGGTCATTTGTGAGAATTGCCCAACTGACGGAATGTCCCCGTTTTCGTTCGGCTCCAGCACTTGGATGCGGGCCATGATTGCGGACCACCTGTCTTGGCCGGCGAAATCTGCTCTTTCTGCACCGAGTACGTACCGCTGTGGTGAGGAGAAGAATTCGGCTGAGGTTTCTGCGCGGACCATTGTCCTCACCGCAGCGTCCGTGAGATATCTTACTTCGCGGGTGATTCGTGAGTGCCCCAAAGGGCGGTTCAGCTGCGGGTCGTAGCAGAGTGCTTCAACGAAAATACGGTTGGGGGTGTTTCCTAGTTTTTCTGCCTTCCATCCGCCGCCGTTCTCTTTGGCGTCGATTCGCCAAATGACGGTGGGTGTGTGCATGATGGCGCCGGTCGGCTGCCCGTATTTGTCGGTCTGATCGATTGTGAGGGCGGCTTCGATTATGCGGCGCCTAGTGTCCCATAGTGCTGCGGACCATTCTGCGTCTCGAGCCTGCACGACTACAGGCGGCTCGCCAATGGTTTCATCTCCTCGTGTTACTGTGAGCAGTGAGAAAGAATGCTTATACGCTGAAGTGATCGCTTGTGCTAGATCAAGGTCGTAGTTGTTTGCGGAGAGTATTTCGTTTGCTTCGAAAGCGTTGGGGGCGCCGTTCAGGGAGTAGCCTTCGAATACGTGCCTTCTGGCAAGCATGGTGACGACTTTCTGAGGCCACCCCAATGCGGCTTTGGTGCGTGTCATTTGTGGCGGAATACTGATACCCAGATCCTGAAAAGCGCGGTGTCCGTCATAGTAGATGGAGAGCAGCTTGTTCTTGTTTGAGTGCTGCTGCCATTTCTGCCACAGTTGCAGGAATGTCGTCCGATCTTCGTCGGGGAACCCGGAAATGCGGGTGGGCGCCGGCGTAGCATTAACGAGTCGTCCGTCGTCAGGATAAATTTCAGTCATAGGAACAATACTCCGCCGCCACTATTATTTCTACTATTGGCGTTTTCGATTTTATCATAGGGCTTGTAGCGGGGTCGTCTTTTTGTTGTTCGTGCGGCCCACATTGCGAGCGTGCAGGCTTCTAGGCCGGCTACGGTGGCGCCTGGCGGCGCTTGTAGCGCCCATCCTCCTGATGTTCCGATTGGGCGTGGTGTCGCGGATGCGGTTTCGGTTCGCAGTTGCATGTCGTCTAGGTGTGTGATTGTGTTTTCGCGTAGTGAGGCGTCTAGCATGCTGTAAGCGTCTATGATTTGCGTGATCGTGGGCGTGATGATGACTTGCGGGCGTACTCCGATGGCGCGTAGTCTTTCGATTGTGTCACCGGCGCCGTATTTTCCGTCTACGATGATTTGCGCCCACCTGTCTTTTGTGTCCGTAATGTAGTCGATGATCCATTGTGTGCCTTCACTCATGCGGCGGACGCCTTGGTGTGTGCAGAGTTCGACGTGTGTGGGTGTGTTTGCTTTGTGTCCTGCTCGGGCTAGGGCGCAGGTTGATCCGTCGGGTGCGAATCGGATTGCGGCGCACCATCGCATGCCAGTGGGGGTGTTTTCTGGCCGTATTGTGGCTGTGTTCCAGGCGACTGGGTCGATTGCGAGCCTGTCGTTGGCGCGGTCCCATATTCCGAGTCCTTCACGTCGGAATGATTCTTCCCCGAGTTGCCGGCGCATTCTTAGAATGGCGGATTCGGGTGTGCGGCGAGGGTATGATGGGTTGGCTTTTTCCCATTGTTTCCTGTCGTCGCTGTTGGCGTTGTAGTCGGCGGCCAATTCCAAGTAGAGGCCGTCTTTTATTTCGCCTTGTAGGGCGAGGTTACGGAATTCGCTGAATGCTTCTGATGGGTCTTTTGGTTTTGGTGGTGTTCCGATTTTGATGATGAGCGGGTCTGGGGCGGTGTTTGTGGCGGGGATCATGTCGTCTAGTGCGGCTGCGCCGAGAATTTGGGCTTCGTCGAAGAGAATCATGTCTACGCCGTGGAATCCGCGTCCGAATCCGCCTTCGCGGGCACCGAATAGGATTCGTGATCCGTTGTTGAAGAGGATGGCTTGTTGTCCGTTTGCTTGCCGTATTTTGTTTATGTATGGGGCGATGTCGGGTATTTGTGCCATTCCTTTCATGTCGTTGAATGTTTCGTCTGCGGTGCGTGTGCGGTGTGCGGTCCAGAGGACGAAGTAGTTTGGGTGGAGGGTGGCGAGTGCGAATGTGAGGCCGCCGATTGTGTATGTTTTGCCGACCTGACGAGGAATGGATGCTTGGATTCCGTCGATGCTGGCGGCGTAGTGGCCGTCTTTTCTTTTGGCGAGGATTGCTTTGAGCCAGTCTTGTTGCCATGTGTCGAGGGGGTATTGCATTTCTTGGAGGCGGCGTTGGACTGGCGGCCAGGCGGTGTGTGTGATGTTTTCTGGGAGGGTGAGGTGGGCGGCGATTTCGCTGAGGTGTTTTTCGCTCATTTTTAGATGCCGTCCCAGGTTTGTGTTTCGTTTGGAATGTTGGTGGGGTGTGTGGGTGTGTTTTCGTTTTGTGTGGTGGCGAGTTGGTCTGTGATTTGTATGAGTTGTGCTGTGAGTTTTGTGAGTGCTGTGTCGCCTGTTCTTGGGTCGTCTATGACGGTGGCGATTTTGTGTGCGAGTGCTTGGCGGATGAGTGTGGGGTTGTTTGTGTTTGTGGCGTCTGTGATTGGTGTGGGGCTGTTGGGTTCGTATATGGTGATTGTGGTGTTTGTGTGGGTTGTCATATTTCCTATTATATGCTGTGGTATCTTTCGCGTCTGACAGGGTTTTCCACAGGGTTTTCCACAGGGTTTTCCACA